CGTAGTCGTATTGTTTTCTACAAAATAATTCATATTGTTCTAATTGTATTTTTAGAAACTCACCTGTCATTTCAGGATAAGTTCTTTCCATATATTTTACGACATCTTGTGTGTCCACCATTTCTTGGTCCTCTTTGGTTAAGGTTGCCTTTGGTATTCCTACTTTTGTAGGTGCGTCTTTAATCGCCATCATTTACTCCATATTTTTTTTAGTTGTTTTTCATCTACACCATACTTTGATATGATTGAATATACAACATCTTTACCTATAATGTCAAGTGTTTTTTCAATATTTTGTGAACTTTCTTCAAAGTGTTGACATAATATATCCATAGCCCACTTTTCTATCTTGGATTTCTTTTTAGACTTAGTGTATTTTAAAAAGGTTCTACCCTTTGGTAGTACATCTGTATAGAATTGATACACCGACTTGGGTTTTAATTCCCAATATTGTTGTATTTCATTCACTACTTCAATCCATTCTGGTTTCATTGATAGAAATCTATGCACCATATAATTGGACCAAGTCTTTTTGGATGCGTCATCTAATTCGTCCCAATAATTTGGTCGTTGATTGTTGGTAATTTCCTGTATGTGATTAAATAGTGTTTTTGCTTTCATTGTGAATAACCTTTTAGATATAAATAAATAGTAAGTTGTTTTTTAAAAATGTAAATTATTTAAAATAATCACCTTTTATAAAAGTGGCGATGACAAATCTGTCTCCACCAGAAAACTTTCTTATTTTATGTGCTGCAAATGATGGAAAAATAACAAGTCTACCTGGTTTTGGTTCAATCTGTGTGCTCCATATTTGTAGATTTCCACCCTCAAATTCATCATTTAAAAATAATACAGCGGCAATTTTAGTGGTGGTATCAAATACACCTAACTTTTTTATTAACATCTTATCATCACAATAAGTATCTTTTCCGTCTTGTGATAAGGAAACTAAGTCATCTTCTGTATCTAAATCAGAGTGAAAGTCTTCATCGGAAACATTTGAAAAAAATGTTTTAGGATAATGTTTACCGAAACAACCACCAACACCACCGATATCAAATTTAAAAGACATAGTATTAGCCAACTTGACAACATTAAATATTTTATCTGATATAGTATCATCATTAAAAGATACAAATCTTCCGTTATGTTTAGCAAAGTCTTTATCTTTGATTAGTTCTTCAGAATTCTTTATTTTTTCAATATATGTTTCACACTCCGATTGACTTAAAAAGTTGTCTTTTGAAACTACCCACTTAAAATCTTTATTCTTTTTATACAAAACAATCTCCGTTCATCCAAGTTACTAATGAGTATCTTCTACCCGATACGATAGGTGTAACTCTATGTGATAAAAATGATGGGAAGATTATTATACTTCCTCTTGTTCTTGGTGCGGTGTAGTTTTTCTCACCTGAGTCATCTGTGATACCAAACTCTAAATTTCCACCCTCATACATTGTTTCATCTGATAGTTGAACCACGGCTGTTAATTTTCTTGTAGAAGTTTCTTTTGAACCCATATCAGTATGCCATTTGTATTTACCACCATTTTCATATCTTAGTATTTTTACCTTTTCTAATTCTTGTATGTCATATTTCCATATAGATTGATTAGACAATTCAAATACCATTTTTAGTTTGTTTTTTAATTGTTCATTATTGATGGCAACCTCTTTATTATCACGAACTTTTTTATTTACAAGGTCATCATCATAATTACCTGCTAACTCAGAATCAGTTGGTTGTCCTGTTTCTAAATATCTCATTAACTTCTGACATTGACTTAATGATAAAAAGTTTTCTCTATGAACTACGAATTTAAAATTGTCATTTTGTTTCATCTTTTTTAACCTTTAACATATAGTATAATACTGAATCATAGTAGTGTAATAATAATTCTTCATCTTTTTTAATTTCTTTTATGGTGGTAAAAACTATCATATCGTCCACTAACTCTTTTTTCAAATTTGACTTTTCTTCTGACTTTGCTGAATTATAAATACTTGAAAAACCTAAACCAAAATATTGTTTATTGTCAAAAACATAACGATATCTTTTCAAATCATCAGAAATTTCTTCTAATATTGGTATTGTCAAAGATTCTTCTATAATTTCGTTATTGGAAATATCTTGTGTTGCGAATACTCCCCACCCGTGTAATTTTGATTTTCTTATTTCTAATTTATTACTTAAATATAACTTTTGTTTCATACACTATCTAAAGTGGTCCCCAACGAATATCTCTTGAATAACATATCGTTTACCTTTACTTATTGGAACTACATTATGACATAAGAACGCTGGAAATAATGTTAATGAACCTTTTAACTGGTTCATTGTATACCACTCTTTTGTATCTTTATCTTGAATACCGAACTGAACTTCACCACCCTCGTATTCACTTGGGTCTGTCAATTGAACAATTCCTACTAATTTTCTATTAGAACAACTACCTGCATTGAAATCTGTGTGCCAACCATAGAATCCACCTTTTGTATATTCTATTAGTTTTAATTCATCATCACACGCATCAATATCAAATTGGAATATTTTATCATTTACGATATTAGCCATTTGAAACATTTTGTCTTGTAACCATTTCCAATCTTTATTTACTTTGTCTGGTCTGAACTCGTTGTCTGGTTGGTCAAACAAATACCACTCATTAGTTTTTCTAATTTGTGGTATGATTGCGGTACCACCCGTTTCATCTCCGACACAACCAATTACATCTTGTTCTGATTCCATAATGTCTTTTAACAATTCATCACATTTTTCTTGTGATAAAAAGTTGGGAATTTGTATTGAATATTTAAAACTATTATTGTATTTCATATTACATTTTTGGAATATTATGAACTAAAATATCACTTTGGAAGTATGTATCAATATCCTCAACATCTAATGAGTAAAATGTTGTTTCTGCTGCTTCTTCAGTTAGTGATGTAACTTCTAATTCTGTTCCGTCTCCTTGTAGTAAATAATCTCCTGTTGAGATATCACTTACTTTTTTCCAAGACCAAGTATCTCCTGATTTAACGAAATAATCTGAGTCGGAATATGATGAGTTAGCTTTTGATAACTTTTTTGACCCATTTAATACATAATAGTCTGAAATTTCGTCTGATGATATTCCTACTACGATTGAACCACTAAATGAACCTGTTAAGTTTGTAGTGGTGTAATCTCTATAATCCATATCACTCAAACTCATATTATCTGGCCAATATGATTTAACAACATCTCCAACTTCTACATCTTGAACTTGTTTTGTAGAACCATCAAACATACCAATCAAACTACCACTTGCTGTCGTTCTTCCGTATGATTTAACCTTATATCCATCATTTCCGTCTGATTTGTGGGATAACAATGGAACCACATAATCTTTTAGTTCTATTTGTTTTGTTGGTGTTGTTAAGTAAACAAATCTACCTGTTTCTGAATTTTGTGAACTTCCACTCATTACTATAAATTTTTCAACTATGTGTCCCTCAGAACTTGCTGTTGCGATAGCATCTGTTACTCGTGTATTAGAACCATTCCAATCATACATTTTATAATTGTTGATAAATCCACCATCTACACTTGGATTTTTTATAATAAAATCTGGATTATTAGTGTTTGTTGTTGGTGATGATGAGTCAAATAGTGGTATCAAACTTTCACTTTCGGTTGATGAACTTAATAAACTTCTAAATGTTGTTTTATTAAATGAACCACTAACTATACTTTTTAAATTATCATCACTATACCAAGGTGTTTGTATAAACAAATGAAACTTGTCTAAATGGTCTGTGTTTTCTCTTTGTGAGAAATAAGTGTCTGATGTGTTATTGTTGTATTCAAAATTAGTCGTTATATCGTGTCTGGCAAAACTTGAACTAATTAAAGTTTGTTGATAAGTGGTGGGATTTTGTTTACCACCCTCTCTAACTCCATAAACATAACAAGTATTACAAGATTGTTCATTTGCATAATCTGATATTGAATTGTAAATAGAAGTTTGGTCAGATATTGAACCAACGATACCTACATTAGTGTTAAATTCTAAAAAGTAAATATCATTAGAACCTGTTTCAACCAAGTAATCTATATTACCAAGTATTCCAATATTGGTATTTGCCGGCCAACCACCTGCACTTCCTGTAATGTAATTTAAAAAATTTTCTGATTTTGTTTTTACTGACATAATGTTTTCCTATATATAAATATTACCAAATCAAAGAATTTAGTCCATTTAGTTTGTTTTGTTTTAGTTCATTTAATACTGATTCAAAGTCATAAATACTATGTGGTGTTGAATTTGGTTTTAAGTCTTTCATCAACTCTAATGATTTTTTAAAGTTTTTTCTACTACAATAGTGACTACCGATAATTTGCTTTTCATCTAACCATAAATATCTACTATCAAAAGAAATGTCATAACCGGTGTGTGCACCATAGATTACAACCTTTCCTTTTTTATCCAATAACTTTAAACTAAAATCTAATGTATCTTTTCCCAAATAATCTATAATGATTGTTGGTAATCCTTTTGATGATTTCATTGACTTTCTCATCATTTTTAGAGATGATTTTTGATTTAAGTCGAACTTTGTTCTATTAAAAGATAAATCTGCATTATTTGTTGTAAAGCAATCAGATGTAATAGTATAAACACTCAGTCCTAATTTTTTACATAATTCTATTGCTGTTGTTCCACAAGAACCACTACCACCCCAAACCAATACTACATCATCTTTTGTATAATTACAATTTTTTAGTGCTTGTAGATTTGTTCCATAGCCACCAACACTACAATCTTTCCAATCTAAGTGTTTTGGTTTTGGATAACACATATCTTCTTTTACAACCGCATATTCCCCCAGTAATCCATTGGTGGTTTCGTATCCAAATACTTTATTATCCATTATAGAATAAACTACAATTTCGTCTCCAACCTTTACATTAGATATATTTTTTCCAACTTGTTCTACTATACCAGCACCATCAGTTCCAAAAATTGTGTAATCACGATTGTATAAATTATTCATATCTAATGGATGACCTGATTCTGCCCATACAAGATTATATGACATCATACAAACTTTTGACTTTATTAGAATTTCATCTTCTTTGATTGTAGGTTTTGGAACCTCAGTCAGTTCATATTTATTACTATTTCTTTTTAATATCCAAGCTTTCATACTCTTCTACAAATCCTTTAAGTTTTCTACTCATTTGATTAGCAGGTTTATTCCAATTATCAACAAACCCAAAACAATAATCATAACCTTGTTCTTTTAAATCATTAAATCGCATCCAAACTAAATCTTCACCTAACTTTCCATCTCTGTTATTTGGAAAAACATAACGATTACATAGTTTTGGTATTTCCCAATTGTAATCTATGAATGCCCAACCACCCTCAACTAAATAAAATGTCCAATTGTCTTGTAATCTATCTCGTAAATCTGTAAGTGACCACTCTTGCCAATCTTTTCCAAATGAATCTTTAAAGTTATCCAACTCTTCTGATATCATTTCTATTTGTTCCCATTTGATATCGTTGTAATTTGTAAACTTTTGATATTCTGGAACTTTTCGTGGTTCGTAGTTATTTAAATCTATCTTGTAATACATCTTTTAATTTTTCCGCATATTGTTTATGAGATTTTGGACCTGGATGTAATTCGTCATCTGTATAATCTATCCTATCAAAGAATACATCAAACTTTTCTTCTGGTAAATCTCTATCCCAAGTTCCCCATATAATTCTATCACGACCTATAAAAGTATTTAGTAATTCATAGTTATGTAGAAAATTGAAATAATTGTTATACTCATTGATATCGACTTTTTCTTTTACTTGCCAAGGTTTCATAACAACTCCGTCATCATCAAACCAAGTTCTTCTAAAATAATGTGGCATTGTAATAATAAATATTTGTCTGGTTGATGTTGGTATGTAAACTTCTGATAGAGTCTTGACTGAGAAATCCAAACCTGTTCCACCTGCTCCATAATTATGAACTGATGTGTTTTCGTCACCTAATAAGTGAGTAAAGGTTTGTTCTTGTGGTAAATCCCAACCATAAGTCCAACTACAACCAAAAGTGTAGATTTGTTTTTTAGAATTTGGATTATTATAAATCGGGTCGTGTTGTCTACCACCCTCTAACTTACCATTATTATTTTCATAAATGTTCAGTCCTGTTTCGGTTCCGTCTTTATTTACCCTATGATTATCTTGGTATAACTTTTCTACATTATACTTAGTTTTCTTTTCCAAGTCCACTACCTTCTAACATCTTTTGTGGAACAACTCCACAATTACCACAACTATAAACTTGAATTGGAACTATTGCTTCTTTACCTGTTGGACTCATCAATGCCGATATCTTTTTTAAAAAGAATGCCGGTATAAAAGATGCGTTTCCACAATCTTCACATTGAATCGTATCTGCCTTTGATATGTCTAATTCCACTTGTTTTGGTGGTGCTGGGTTTGGGTGACTACTCATTTGATACTCCCTATTAATTCTACAAACATAGCCATAATGTTGATTTCTTTGTCCACTACGACTGCGTCTGATTGTTGATATTTTGATAAAATCAATATACACTCAGCGATATGTCCTTGTCCCCAATCGTCTATCGTATCATACATCAACCTAAACAAGTCCGAAAAGTCTGTAACTTTTGAGTCTGCAAGTAATTGTCTGATATTCTGAAATGATGATTTTTTATCTTGTGTTGTTAAGATTTCCAAAACTTTTGTTTTGTAATCGTTTTGTGTGATTGTATTTTCATCAATCACTAAGTTTCCATTGACTACTTGTCTTTGAGCACCATTGATTACTCTTCTGACATCTGGATATCCACCATTTACTATGGTAGCGATGTCTTTGATATCGTATTCTATGTTCTCATTACCCAAGATATTGGCAAGATGTTGTGCAACTTGTTTTCTATCTGGTGGAATTATCTGGAAAGACTGACAACGACTTTGTATCGGGTCAATAATTCTTTCCACATAATTACAAGTTAGGATAAAACGACAATTCTTAGAGAAAGTTTCCATAAGATTACGAAGTGCTGCTTGAGCGTTTGGTGTAATGTAATCACACTCGTCCAAGATTATAACTTTCATATCTTTAAAACCTAATGTTGATGCGAAGTTCTTGACTTTCTCACGAACTACATCTACACTATTCTCATCAGATGCGTTTATATATAGATAATCACAATCAATATTATTGACCAGTAGTTTGGCAAGAGTGGTTTTACCAGTTCCTGCCCTACCGAACAATAGTAGGTGTGGTATATCTCCTGATTCAAGATACACCGACACCTTTGATTTTAAATGGTCATTACCAATGTAATTATCTAATTGATTTGGGCGATATTTCTCAACCCATAATGAGTGATTTACACTCTCCATTAATTAACCGCCTG